ATTGCGCGAAATATTGTTGCGCCGGGGGTGGGTCGAAAGTCATAATATTTCGTCACTAGCTACCGGCGGCCCCCACTTTCGCACGCATCCGCAATTCAAAATATGAGGCTAAATCGTGGCTCGGCCGCGAACCCCACGCGCCAAAGCCGCCGTTGAAGCCCGCGATAAAAAAGACCCGCAGCGCTTCAAAAACCGCAAGGAGCCGAATTCGCCTGGCGATCTGGGCGACCCGCCAGAATGGATGGGCGGTGAGCAGCGTTTAGCGTGGCGGACTTTCCAGACAGAAATCCCGTGGCTAAATGCGTCGCACCGCGGCGTTGTTGAGATCGCGGTGATTATCAGGGCCAGGCTTATGGCTGGCGAGGAGTGCGGCGTTCAAGCCTTGAATCTTCTGAGGCAATGCCTTGGCCAGATGGGCGCAACCCCATCCGATGCAAGCAAGGTAACGTTGCCTGACGATGACGAGGAAGAGGACGACATCCTCGATTGAGGTGGGCGGCAAAGACACGACAGCGCTGGACCGCGTTTCGGCTTACGCGCGAGCCGTGCTTGATGGCAAGATTGTAGCGGGGCCGCATGTCAGAAATTCTTGCCGTAGGCATTTCGACGATTTGGCCCGCGGTGCCGAGCGTGGATTATATTGGGATGATGCTGCGGCACTTCGCGTATTTCGGTTCTTTGAGGAGAAACTGAAACTTAGCGAAGGGCAGTTCGATAATCAGCCGTTCGTTTTGCAGCCGATGCAGGAATTCATTCTCGGCTCGTTGTTCGGGTGGAAGCGGCCGGACGGGACAAGGCGATTTCGCCGCGCATACATCGAAGCTGGTAAGGGCTGCGGCAAGTCTCCGTTAGTTGGTGGTATTGGACTCTACGGGCTCACCGCAGACGGAGAGGCTGGCGCGCAGATTTATGCTGCTGCGGCCACCAAAGACCAGGCCGGTATTCTGTTCCGCGATGCCTGCAAGATGGTCCGGCAATCGCCGGATCTGGCGAAGCGAACTAAGTTCAGCGGCGGGTTTGCGCGGGAATACAATATCGCGCACCACAAGTCGCAGTCGTTCTTCCGGCCAATGTCCAGGGAGGCGGGCAAGACTGGCTCAGGTTTGCGGCCTCATTTCGCGCTTTGCGACGAGGTGCACGAGCATCCAGGCCCAGACATTATGCGTATGCTGGAGGCGGGCTTTAAGTTCCGTCGCCAGCCGCTTCTGGTGATGATTACCAACTCTGGCAGCGATCGACTGTCGGTATGTTGGAAAGAGCATGAGATGGCCTGCGCGGTTGCCGCGGGCACCCAGACGCCGGACGAGGTTTACGAGTACGTCGGTGAGACTTGGGAAGGCTCTGACGAATACTTCTCGTATGTGTGTGCGCTCGACAAGGACGATGACCCACTAGAGGATCCGTCCTGCTGGATTAAAACAAATCCTCTGTTGGGCGTTACCGTCACAAAGGAATACATAGCGTCGCAGGTTGCGTTCGCGAAGAACTTCCCGAGTGATGCGCCGGGTGTGTTGCGGCTTTACTTCTGTGTTTGGACTGACGCGCATTCGGCTTGGATGCCGCGCAAGACCGTAGAGTCCGCAATGACGGACTTCGACATTGCGCAGCACGAAGGTAGGCCGGTTTTTCTTGGAGTTGACCTTTCGTCGCACAAGGATATGACAGCGGTAGCGTATGTCGCGCCTACTGGTCACAAAGAAGTTAAGCGACCGGACGGCAGCGTATTCCTTGCGCCAACGTTTGATGCTTGGGTTGAGCCGTTTACGCCGGCAGATACGCTGAAACAGCGCGCGGATGAGGATAAGGCTCCGTATTTGCAGTGGGTGAAGGAGGGCTACCTCCACGCTATCCCAGGCGAGCGGATCAGGTATGATTACGTTGCTTACGATGTAGCGCAGGCCAGCAAGCGGTTCGATATCAAGGCTGTTGCTTACGATAATTACCACTTCAAGGAATTCCAAGAAGAGTGCGGAAAACTCGGCTTGGAATTGACATATAGAGACCACCCACAGGGCGGCAACCGGCGCAATAAGCCTAGCGAAGAGCTAATTGAGAAGGCGGAATCCGAGGGGTTGCCGGAGCCTGGTGGGTTGTGGATGCCGGGGTCCATTAGGGAATTGGAATCCCTGATTATCGACGGGCGAATTCGTTTACGAAGTAGTCCGGTTCTGATGACCGCGCTGATGGCCTCGACATTTAGTGTGCCAGACGCATTCGGCAACAAGTACCTCGTCAAGGACAAGTCGCATCGACGCATCGACGCCGCCGTTGCGCTTTGCATGGCGGTTGGTGCCGCGGTTGATGGGGCGGGTGATCCGCAAGACGTCCAAGACTTCGTCGACAACATGGTTGTCGTAACCTGGTAGCTAAATTTGGCCTGGTGGAATAGCTGGATCGGCAAACCGATCGACCTGAATGCGTCTAGCGCGCCGTTTTGGCGTGGGTTCTTCGGCGCGTCCACCACGTCTGGTGAGGTTGTTACCTACGAGAAGGCGCTTGGACTTGATGCGTTTTGGGCATGCGCGAGCCTGATTCAGGACGCGATTGGTACCCTGCCGTGTGTTTTGTATGATGCGAGCGGCGTGAAGGCTGCGGTCGGCGACGACCTTTATGGGTTGTTGCATGATCTTCCGAACGCGGATGACACTGCGTCCGAATTTTGGTCGATGGTCGCGCTGTGTCTGTGTACCGATGGAAATTTCTTCGCCGAGAAGAAATATGTCGGCGAGAAACTGGTTGCGCTTAACCCGCTTAACCCGCTCGCGGTGGAAATCAAGCGCGACGACCGCAATAATCGGTATTACGAGTACAACGAGTCTTACGGGTCCAGCAAAAAGACCGGAGTTCGCAAGATTGCGGAAAACAAGATGTTCCACGTCCGCGGCAAGCGGATGCCGGAATGTGATCGGGGTATTTCGCCGGTCTACTTGCTCCGCAATGTGCTCGGCTCGGCCATGGCTGGCGAGAAGGCGGGTGCCAAGGTCTACAAGGGCGGGCTGATTTCGACGACTCTGTTGTCGTCGGACCAGATATTAAAGCCGGAACAGCGCACACAGCTTGCTGCGTCGTTGAAGGGTGTTGTTGGCGCCGAGAATGCCGGAGGCGTTGCGGTCCTTGAAGCCGGACTGACGCCGCACACTATTTCGGTGAAGCCGGTTGACGCGCAGATGTTGGAGTCGCGTCAATACTCAGTTGAGCAGGTTTGCCGGATTTTTGGCGTCCCGCCAGTTATGATCGGCCATGCCGCTAATGGCACGACGACTTGGGGTTCCGGTATTGAGCAGTTGATTTTGCAATTCAGCAAGACGTGCCTCCGGCCGATGTTGCAGCGTATCGAAGACGCGATTTACCGAGACATCTTCACGCCGGAGCAGCGCAAGAAGTTCTCGGTGAAGTTCAATATGGACGCATTCCTCGAAGGAGACAGCGTCGCACGCGCGAACTTCCTCACCAAAATGTCGGACAGCGGCATTTACACGAAGAACGAGGCGCGCGCTTACGAAAATAAGCCGCCGATCACGGGCGGTGAGCACGCCATCGTCAACGGGACGATGCAGCGGTTGGACAAAATCGGCGAGGCGCAGCCCACGCAACCCAATCCTGGCGTGAAGAAGCCGCCAGAAGACCCGCAGCCCGCCTGATCAGCGTGGCTTCACGCGGCGTGCACGCCGCATAAGGAACCTAGATGAAATTTGAGCACATCCTGTCGGCGTTTGTAGCCGAACCGTGGGCAATTCAGCGTGAAAAGCTGGGTTTGCTTGCCGATTTGCTGGTTGCGCGCGCTGAGGGCGAAAAGTTGGTGTCGTCTGAAATGGCTGCGGCTATTTCGGATGCGCGAGCGGCGGAAATCGCGGATGTGGATGGAAAAGTCGCTGTAATCCCGGTTTACGGCGTCTTGGCGCAGAAAATGGACTTCATGTCCGCTATGTCTGGCGGGACGTCATATGCGGTCATCAAGAAGTCGCTGCACTCGGCGCTCGCGCATGAGGACGTGAAGGCTGTTGTGCTTGATATCGACAGCCCCGGCGGCACAGTGCCCGGCACCGACGAGTTGGCAACGGAAATCCGCGCCATCCGCGGTGGTGAAAAGCCGATTATCGCCCAGGTAAACAGCCTCGCGGCAAGCGCGGCGTACTGGATCGCCTCTGCGGCTGACGAAATTGTTGTTACTCCGTCCGGCCGCGCGGGTTCGATCGGCGTCTATACCGCCCATGACGACGTTTCTGCGGCGCTAGAGAAGCGCGGCATCAAGCGCACGTACATCTCAGCCGGCAAACACAAGGTCGAGGGCAACGAGACTGAGCCGCTGGGCAAAGACACGCTTGCGCATGTGCAGGACGGTGTGAATCGGTCGTATCAGCGGTTTGTTGCTGCTGTCGCGGAAGGTCGCGGCACCACTGCAGGCAAGGTCGAGGATGGTTACGGGCAGGGCCGTGTTTACTACGCTGAATCTCTTCTAGACCGCGGCATGGTCGACCGGGTTGCGACCCTCGAGCAGACATTGGAACGCTTTGGTGCCGAAACTCAGCCGGCTTACGTCCGTCGTGTGAAAGCGTCTAACCAGGCGCGTGAAGCCGCTGCACAGGAGTTGTGCGCGAAGATCCGCACCGGAGAGAAAATTACAGTTCGTGAGTGGGAGAACGGCCTCAAGGGTCTTGTTGGTCTCTCAAACTCTGAGGCAGAGCGGGCCGCTCGGCTCTACCTCAAAGATGGTCAGGGGGCTCCTGACGGCGATGCGGATGCTGCGGCGATTATCGCCCAACTCGATGCGGTGATTGCAGCCGCGAAAGCGTTCCCTCGCGCCGCTTAAGGCGCATTCCCTACCTTTGGAGTTATAATCTAATGCCTACCGAAAATATGCTTGCCGACAAAATCGGCGAACTTGGTACTTCGCTGGCCTCTATCAAAGAGCAGGTTGGCAATCTCGGTGCTGACTTCACCGAAAAGCTGAAGGCAACCGGCGAGGTTTCCGCCGAACTGAAGGAAAAGACCGACAAGGCTTTGTCGGACCTCGGCGCCGTCGTGACCCGCGTTGGTGAGCTTGAGAAGCGCGCCGCTCGCGAGAAGGAGATCGTTGAGTCCAAGGATATGGACCTTGGCGATCATCTGGTTGCGTCGGAGCAGTTCAAGAGCACCGATATGTCTGGCAGTTGGCGCGGCGCAATCCGCGTTGGTGTTGAGCGCGCGGATATTACCTCGGCGAATGGCACCGTTGGCGCTGGTCGCTCGTCCGGCACGTCACTTGTACCGGGCGCCCGTGTTCCGGGCATTGTCGCGCCGCCGAACCGCAACTTCACCATCCGCGACCTGCTTGCTCCGGGTCAGACTTCGGCCAGCTCGGTTGAGTATGTCAAGGAAACGGGCTTCTCCAATAACGCCCGTATGGTGACGGAAACGACCACCAAGCCGAAATCGGACATCACCTTTAACATGGTGACGACTCCGGTTCGTACGCTGGCCCACATCTTCAAGGCGTCCCGTCAGATCCTTGATGACGCGCCTGGCCTTGCCTCGTACATCAATGCGCGTGGCACCTACGGCCTGAAGTATGTCGAGGAAACTCAGCTCCTGACTGGCAACGGTACGGGCCAGAACCTGAATGGTCTTGTGCCGCAGGCTACCGCCTTTGCCCCCTCGTTTAATGCGACCGACGAGCAGGCAATTGACCGCGTCCGTCTTGCGCTTCTGCAGGTTGTTCTTGCGGAATACCCGGCGAGCGGCATCGTTCTCAACCCGATCGACTGGGCGCGGATCGAGCTGACCAAGGACGGCGACAAGCGTTACATTGTCGGCAATGCACTGTCGCCGATTGGTCCAACTCTGTGGAATCTGCCGGTTGTGCAGACGCAGGCGATGACCGCTGGCGAGTTCTTGGTCGGCGCATTCAATCTCGGCGCGCAGATCTTCGACCGTATGGGGGTTGAGGTTCTTATGTCGAGCGAGAACGAATCAGACTTTGTCAACAATATGCTGACAATTCGCATCGAAGAGCGCCTGGCCTTGGCGGTGTATCGGCCCGAAGCGTTCGTGACTGGCGATATCGATACCCTGACCAGCGCCTAATAACTACTGTGGTGGGCGCTCTGGTGCCCACCACACCACTATGGTGATAGATGCTTATTCGCGCACTTAAGACGACGACCGGCCGCCCTAAAGGCACCGTCCATGAAGTGGACGATGTAACAGGCAAAGAATTGGTCGCGTTTGGCTATGCCGTCGAAGAATTGCCGCTTGCCAAACAGGAGGCCGCACCCGTTGCCGCGAATTACAACCGCCCTTTAGCCGCGGAAGACGTCCAGACTGGTTTCCAGACTGGCGCGGAAGTACCGCAGTTATCGTTGCAGGCGGACCAAGCGCTAAAGACGCCAACCTTGATGCGGCCAGAGGCCGACAGTGTAACGGCAGGCAAGTACGCGTCCTCGCCATCAACAACGGATACAAACTCTGCCCATGGGCAGACGCACTCTACGCCTGCGACCACGACTGGTGGAAAGCGCAAGCGGGGGCGCCCGAGTTCAAAAGGCTAAAGGTTAGTCAGGATGGTTATGCGCCAGATTCCGCATGGGGTTTGCATCTCGTAACGCTGGTACGGAATTGCGACCGCCTTCTGTTTAATCGCTTTGGCGAACTTGGATGGGGCGGGAACGGCGGGTTTCACGCGCTTAATCTGGCTTTGCAGTTTGGTGCGCGCCGTATTGTTTTGGTTGGTTACGACATGCGGGTTGATTTAGGCGTGCATTGGCACGGCAAGCACCCCCAAGGCATGAACAACCCATCTGACGTCAACACCCGCCGATGGCGACAGGTTCTAGACGCACAGGCTCCGCTGTTACGCGAGATGGGCGTCGAAGTGTTGAATGCCTCGCCGGTTAGTGCGCTTGAGGCTTATCCCAAAATGACGCTGGAAGCGGCGCTTGGTATGGAAAGATTAGATGCCGCTGCTTGATCTTGATCTGGTGAAGGCGCACCTACGTGTCGACGATGACGATAGCGATACGCTGATTGCTGCGTATCAGGCCGCGGCTGAGGCTATCGTTGCCGAGTATCTCGACCGCGAGGTGTATGCGTCAGGTGACTCGCCGGTGCCGACTGACGAATACGCGATAGAGATTGAGCC